ATTAATTCTTGGCTTAGAAATATGCCATCAAGAGGTCTTAAAGAGCTAACAACTTTGTCCGAGTCAATCGCTCAGACAAACGCTGCAACAGATGAATACCAAGCAAATGATGAACCTTTATCACAAGTTCGACCTAGCAATGTACGTGCAAAGGGCGGCCCTAAGACGTTAGAGGATTTAAAACAACACTATCGTTTTTAAGCAAGCCTATTAATTAACTTAACGGATTAAGAGGTGATAATATGTCAGGTTCAGTACCGGCTAATCTACTACGAACTGTTGAAACTTATCAGCTTAGTGGCCTTGCTGCTATGCAAAATTTTGGTTTCTTCATAAGCAAGTTCAACAAAAAATTTAAAAATTTCCAAGACATGACAGCTAACTTAGGTTCGACTGTTACGTTTGATTTACCACCACGCGCAACCACTGTTGACAGCTTAGTTGCTGAATTTCAACCGGCTGATCAACGTGTGCAACCATTAACAGTGAACAACGAAATTTCTAGTTCTTATGCATTCACTGCTCAACAATTCATTTTCAACGTAGAAAACTATCAAGACCGTTTTGTTATGTCTTCTTGTGCTGAAATGGGTTCAAAAATTGAAGCAAACATTGCAAAACTAGCAAGCACAAACACCTACCGTTTCTACGGTAATGGTATAACACCTATTAGTAATCCTACCCAGTTAGCAGAAGCTATGGCTTTCTTCAGAAACTATGGTGCTATCAGCGGTGAAGCTTACGGAGTGTTATCTGATGTGGCCATCCCTGCAATCGTTGCCGGTGGACTTGCTCAGTTTGCGCCAGAGCGTAACAACAAGTTAGCAAATAGCTGGGAACTTATGCCTTTCGCTGATTGTGCTTGGTACAAGTCTAACTTGCTACCTGTGCATGCATCAGGCACTGAAGGCACAGCAGCTAGCGTGTTGACAGTAACAGCAGTTACAAACAATGGCCCAGATTCAGCAATTGATACTATCTCCTTTAGCGGTACATCTGCTGGCAGTGATGCTGACTCAGTTAAGCAGTTTGATAAATTCCAGTTCAAAGATGGAGTTTCAGGCTTCTCTAACATGCGTTACTTAACCTTTGTTGGCCATCAACAATCAAGTAATCCTGTACAGTTCCAAGCTACAGCCGATGCAGCTAGTACAGGTGGTTCAACAGTGACAGTAAGTGTGTATCCATACCTACAAGCTCTGCCAACTAATGCACAGAACTTAAACCAACAAATCCAAGTGGGCATGCAAGTTACTGTATTGCCAAGTCATAGAGCTGGGTTAATCATGTCTAAAGAATCAGGATTCTTAGCAATGCCTCAGTTACCAGACGAAGTGCCTTTCCCAACTGCTAATAAAGTGGATAAAGTATCAGGTGCTAGCTTTAGAGCGTATTTCGGTAGTCAGTTAGGCAAAAACGTAAGAGGTCTTATCACTGACTGTATCTATGGATCAACATTGGTGCCAGAGGATGCCATGATGATTGCATTCCCTGTTTAAGGGACTATTGACTAAGTGGGGGTAGGCAACTGCCCCTGATGATTAACTTAAGAGGACTTTAAAATGCCTACATCTGTACCAAATACAGCAGTCTGGAACCTTGGTAATAAATATATCCAAGGACTTGGATTGTCTTTTGCAACTACTACTACTTTATCCGTAGCACAGGGCCAAGCTCGTGATTCTACTGGATTAAATGACATAGTGTTATCGCTTCCACCCCAAAATGATGGCACAGCAATCACTACTGCTTTCACTATCGACTCAGCTTTAAGCGGCGCTGGTGGCTTAGATACTGGAACTATTGGTAACTCTACACATTATGCTGTGTACGTTATCGCCAGTTCTAGCAACTCAGCAATTAACTTACCGCCAAGCACACCTGGCATTCAATCTGTGCCACCTTTTGCAGTTCCTTCAACATCTGATCCAGTTGTTCAGGATGGGTATTTTGTTCAAACAAAAGTAATGATATCAGCAAGCTTCACAAGCCCACTGTTACCATTTGGCTATGATATGTTTAGACGTATCGGCGCTGTATTAACTGACGGTTCTGCATTATTCCTAGCCTTCGATCAAGATGGAAGCAGTGCTGACAGAACTATCACTTACCGCGCATCTATCGCTACTGATGTGACTGCTGGTTCATCTTCATCATATGCAGCCGTAGACGTATCAGGCTCAGTGCCAGTTGCAAGCGTTAAAGGCTTATTCAAAGTAACCTTTACTCCTACCGCTGGCGATGATCCAATTGAATTGCGCAGTGGAGACTCAGCCGCAGCAGGCGACAGTCAAGCAGTATTAAGTGGTTCAGTTGCAGCAGTTGTAAAGATTGGCATGCTTAGCTGTCCAATAGGTGCTACTTTAGCTTCAGGAATAGACTACAAAGTAACAGGTTCCGCTGTAGCAGTTAATGTACAGGGCTACATAGACGTACTGTAATCGAAAATTACATATAGCGGAGCACAGGCTCCGCTTGTGTAAGTGGAGGGGCAAGGATGTCATATAGCGTTATTAAGCTCATAACAGATGCGTTTTATGCATCCGGTATTGCGTCTCGTGAGTTTCAAACAATTTCAGGGCCGCAAATACAGTCTGGCCTACAGTTTTTAAATGATATCTTGGCTGACAAAGCAATTGAAAAAGATATGGTTCCGTACTTTTCTAAGTACGATTTCTTCGCAGTTGCAGGACAGGAAGAATACTTTATTCCTAATCTTGAAAAGCTAGAAACCCTTACGTTCTTTATAAACGATGTCAGATACCAAATGCGTGAAATGAACCGTAAAGCATACTTTGGCTCTTCTCGTGCAGACAACATTAATTCATTGCCGTTCAATTGGCATTCTGAAAGAACAATGGGGGGCATAAAGCTATTTTTATACTTCAAGCCTCAAACCAACTATCCACTACAGATATGGGGTACATTTAGGCTTACAAGCGTAGTGTTAAACCAGGATTTAAACACAACCCTTGGAACGGCAAACCTAGGCATCGCAACAGTGGGCGGAGTGTCACCATATGTAATCGCCGCAGGGCAACTAGTTGTTAACACTGTGGACTTAGCCGGAAGCTATGCAGACATTGCAGCCTTGGTTACATACATCAATACTGGCATTGTAGCTTTTGTAACAGCCCAGGTAACAGGCACACAACTTATATTGTCGAGCTTTAGAGGCACCAACATAACGGTACAAACCTCTGGGGATATAGGCTTTACCAACTTTATTACCTTCTCAGACTTTAGCTTGCAAAATGGCCCGTTAAACGAAACATTCCTACCTCAAGGATTAGATTTGTTTTACATCAACTATTTGAAGTTCTCCTTAACTGACAGACTTTGCACAGAATATAACTTTGCCACACCCACAAATGTTTCTAAGCAGTTATTACAATATCAACTATGGATATCTTCTAAGTCTGCACCAATGGATTTAACCCAAAACAAAATATCAACATTCCAAAAAAATAGCACATTGAGTTGGTCGCAGATAAATATAGGCCTGGGATGGGGTATTGGTTGATTGGTTTGGGTTGGGATTAATGTGTAATGCTCTTTTTTTAAAGGGTAGCGTGAAATGGGTGAACTAAAAAAGACATGCACAAAACACGGTGCATTAAAACCAGAAGATATATATAAGGCAATGGGTTCTCAATATTTAGCTGGTTATACATTGAGATGTAGGCGTTGCATATTTGAAAAACGAATGAGGGGATTGGCTAAAACATGTAAAAAGCACGGAGTGCTTAAATTAGAAGATGTAAAGGGGGATGGTAGGTGCTCTATTTGCCATAGAGCTACAGCGAATACAAAGCGCAATACAGATCAAGAAGCCAAAGCTGCGCGCAATGTTAGAGAGAAGTTAAAGAGAGACGAAGACCCGCAAAAATATAGAGACATTATAAGTCGATATAGAGCAACCCTTCCAAAGGGGCATCGTATAAGAGATGTTTTAACGCTGAGGGGTTTAAGTTGGGAGCAATATGAGCAACTTAAAAAGGATCATAATGACAAGTGCGCAATATGTGGGATGCCTGAAACCAGGCTTTGCTCTAAAAACAAAGGCCAGACCCTACGGCTTGCCATTGACCACTGTCATCTATCTGGTGCTGTTCGTGGGTTGTTATGTCATAACTGCAATACAGGGATTGGCAAGTTTAAAGAGAATGTTGAAGTCATGTTCAACGCTATCAACTATATTGAATATTGGGAATTTAAAAAATAATTGTGAGGCTCAAGGATGAGCAATTTCAGACAAACCCCAGGCGCAAAGATAGTACCGCTAAACATTGTAGACGGCTCCAACTTTAGCATCTACAAGAAAATATCTAGCTCCAGAACACAGAACATGTACCCATTAAATGATGATTGGCTTGTAAACTTCCCTGGCTACAAAAAAGCCGCAGCAGCCACCCCCCAAGCATCCATAGGGCGCGGCCAGTTTGTATCTAACCGTAGTAATGTGATCGTAGCTGTGATTGGAGGCGGTGTATTTGTTTTTGATACCGTACTTGGATTTACTCAAGTTCTAGGCCCTGATATTTTATCGACTCAATCCGGCGAAGTGTATATGGATGAAAATCTAAACTCGCAGATCTGTATTGTCGATGGGCAAAACGCATACATCCTAGATTTGGTTAAACCCTACACCTTAACCATCCAAACCGGTGGGCCATTAGGCTCAACATTAATTCCAGGTTACGTAAGATTTCATGATACATTCTTTCTGATTGGCAACGCTCTAGCCGAGGCGAACGGCGCGCAGTGGTGGGCTTTCTCTTTTGCCACACAGCAAACCATATCAGCTACTACACAGTTAGCACTACAGACAAAGCCAGATTACGCGCTAGCTATCGTGCCAATCCCCTCACAGTCTAGCAACGTATTAGTAATGGGGCGCACTGTCTGCGAGGTACACAACCACATTGGCGGCGTACAAAACTATAGGCGCAATCAATCAACCAGTATTGATTTTGGCGTATTAAGCCTTGGAACAATTGCATCTAACGACAAATACATTGTATGGCTGGGGATAAACGAATCAAACGCACCTGGCATATTGGTGTTTAGCGGCCAAAGCGCAGAACGAATCTCTACTGCTGGTATTGACAATGTACTGTCTCAAATAAAAAAACCAAAACAATCCACAGCATTCTTTTTTCAAGAAAACGGACACTTGTTTTATCAAATAAGTTTCACTAATGTTCAAGATAACTTGACTTTATGCTATGACTTCAGTACCGAAAAGTTCATACACCTAACAGACCAAAATCAAAACTTTCACCCAGCTATAGATGTAGTAAGATTTAACCAAAAAAGTTATTTCCTATCAATAAAAAACGGCGCTCTATATGAGCTAGCCACAAAATATACAAATATAGATGAAAACATTGTAGGAAGCTCCAATGCACTTTATGACAGTACGTTACTTCATGCAATTCCTAGATGTCGCGTTATTGAATCTATCCGTCGTGGTGATTCCAGCAGATTTATTACTAGCTCTGTGGTTTTCACAATGGCTCAGGGTGACGATGAGCGTGTTACTGGTCTTTCTATAGCACAGCAACAACCAAATCTAATTGTAACTGAAGATGATTTTATACCTCCAAATGCGCCAATCATTACCGAAAACGGTGATTTCTTAATATCAGAAACATTAACAGATTACCCACTATCACCAACCGCACTATCTAATTATTTACCTCCGGTGCAGTTAAATTACCGTGGTCGGGTAGACATGGCGTTTAGCTTAGATTCAGGCACAACATTTAGTAACTTTGTCCCACGCTACTTAAATGCAATCGGAAACCGTGAAAACATGATTACATACGAAGGCCTTGGGCGCGCTAACGATTTAACACTACAGATATGGTTCTGGACTCTTAGCTCAGTGATAGTTTCTAACGGGGAGGCACAGATTTACTAATGAATATCCCAGACTATATGAATGATGTAAATTCAAAATCCCCAGCACAAGAAGATTATCATCAAGACCTTAACGGAGTCCTAAAGCAAAACATAGGGCTTAACGGTTTTGTTATAAGCAGCATCACAAATGCAGACCTTACAGTAACGCCTATACTTGATCCAAATACAGGTGCATTTACGACCGTAGCCGATTTAGCCCTAGTGGGAACCATGTTCTTTGTAACAGATGGCGCTCCGGCTGCATGGGTTGGCAAGTTATCAAGTGGCCCAACAGTTTTAGTGCGGTTTAGTACCGCAGCATACCCGTAGGAGATTATAATGGGGTTCTTCAGCAACATTTTAAATGGCGGTCAAAACCAAGACTCAGCAGCCGCCGCCAATAAATATTTAGATCAGATTCCTGGAATGGCTCATAAAAACTTAGATCCATTCAACAACCCTGGAGAAAAGGCGCAGGGCTTCGTGGATCAGATCCTATCAGGCTACAAGCCCTCTACTGGCTATCAATTCAAAGAAGATAAACTACGCCAGGGATTAGCTAATACAGCCGCTACAGGCGGTTTCAGTGGCACTCAGTACGACCAAGGGAAACAAGGCGAACTGATGAACTCTTTGATGGGTGACGACATGCAGCAATATCTCACAAACGTATTGGGCGTGCATGACAACAGCTTTAAAGCTGCATCCCAACTAACGGATGTTGAGGGTGGCGGGCTGAACCAGCAAGGTGGACTAGCCTTTGGAGCTGCCGAACAAAACAACGCACGTAACTCATCTCTAAGGGATGCATTGCTTCAACTTGCAGGTACGGGAGTGGGCGCAGCACTTGGAGGCCCAGCAGGTGCCTCAATTGGTGGCAGCATTGGCGGCAAACTCGGCAACATGTTTGGAAGCAAATCAAACGGTACCGGATGGGGCCAAGAGGCTTTATTTGGCGGTGGTGGTGGTGGATATCACAGCCCAGCTAGATCAACTGCACCTGGTGCAAACTTTTTGGGGCGATAATGGCTATAAATTTTACTGACTTCTCATCAAAAGACAAATGGCACGCTGACAAGTTCGGCGGCGTTAGTGAGTTATTGCCGAACATATTGAAAGGCTACAAGATGGGCAAAGAGCCAGAGAAGATGCAAGCTGATTTGGACTATAAAAAATCCCAAACTGCAAAGGCACTTCAAGGTGGCTCGCTGCAAGGTATGGCTCGCGATAGAATGGATTTAGAAAGGCTTAGGGTTAAAGTCGGCGAAGGCAGCGAAGTATACAAAGGAGCGAAGAGAGACTTCCAAAACAGAGAAGACGTACAGCGGTCTAACATAGACCGACGAGAACAATTATCACAGTACGAAACATGGGCATCCATGAGCCAGGACAGAAAAGCTAATGTGCAGGGCAAATATGCAGCTCTTGGAATCCATGACGAAAATCAACAAATTAAATTATTCGTTAATGGAATGAGTCCTGAGAAAATAACAGCAGAAAGAAAAAGGCAAGCCGAGGAAGACGCAGGACAGCAATCAGCCAACAACAATGCCAGTCCCAATGCCAGTGCCAATGATCTACCAGAGGTACCTGGCAGACCAAATGTAGATCCAACTGGTCGCATTAAACCTAGCACTATTTCTACAAATGCGGACATTTCATCAATAAATCAAAGTAAAGCTGCCCGTAATGAAGATATGTTCATGGAACCTCATTTACGAGAGGTGGCAAAGTACCACGCAAACAAAATTGGCGAAACATCTATTAATTTAATCAAAGATTCAATGAGCAAAGACCCACAAATAATGCAACAAGTAGCTAAAGCTTTGGCTGTACGCGCGATAACACCCGAAATATCTGGGTATAGAGCAAGAGCGACGGATTCATCCAATGCGCACAAAGCACTACAAGAAATAACAAGCAAGTCATTACTGGGGTTGAATGCTTTTAACTTTCAAATAGATGCAGAAACATTCAAAATTGCACAAGGGATGATAAGTGAATTAATACAGGGAATGGGTAAATCTCGCGAAGACGGGCTGGCAGGAATCGACCATGAAGAAATTAAAATGGCCAACCAGATGTCAAGCACAATCAATAATGCGCAACAACCGCAGCAACAGCAGCCACAACAACAACAAAAAGTTATAAATGTGGAAGCAATTCTCAAGAAGCTAGAAGCTAACAGGGGGCGCAGATGAACGCTGATTTAAACGAAATACGACAAGCTTACCCAGAGTTCAAAGACTATTCGGATCAAGAATTGGCCCCTGTGCTTCATGAATCTTTATACCCTGAAATACCTCAAAAGGAGTTCTACAGGGAGATTAAATTTAACCCCAACTCTCCTGAATACAACATGACCCAGCCAGGAGACTATAGAAACCCTATTGACGCAGGTGGGGACGCAGCAAGAGGATTGCCACAGAGTCTCGTAGATGCTGGCACAGCCCTGTTTAAAGGCGTTCCAAGCATGGCAATGCACCCCATCGAATCTGCAAAGGGATTTGCCGCTGGTACAATGAGCGGCCTCAACACATTGGTTCAAAATCTACCTAACAATCTGGTCGAGTATTTGCGTGAACACCAAGCTAACAAAATGCGACAAACAGAAGAAGTCAACGTAGGGCGCAGAGCAGCTGGCAAGCAAGAAGTACCTAATACCGACTGGCAGCTACCAGAAGGTATAAGTGGAAACTGGGCATCTGACGAACAAAAAGAGTTAATGAACGCCTTCACTGAAAAGTATTCGCCTGATTTCGAACGAAGCGCAGGATCCGACTTAGCAAACACTTTTGGCAAATATGCACCTGCCACAACATTTTCTACTGCGATTACAGGTAGCCCTATTTTTGGGATAGGTGCACAAGCTATAGCTGAAAACCAAAACCCCATAAAGGAAATACTGACTGCCAAGGTAATGGGGGAAGCAGGAAAAACCATTTTCGACAAAGGTAAATCTGTTGCATCTAGCGAGGGTGCCAAAGCCGCTGCACAAAGTGCCAAAGCCGCTGCACAAAGTGTCAAAGAGGCAGCTTCAAAAGCAAACCCTCTTGAGATACGTGCAAAGAAGAAGGCAGCAGCCAAGGAAGCAGAAGCTACAGCTCAAAAGGCCGAGGTTGCTAAGGAGGCTAAGATAGCTTCTGAAAATGAAGCCGCAGGGAAAGCCATTAGAGAAGCTCAAGAAAAAAGTACAAAACTTGACTCCAGGATTCAAGAACACACAGACAAAATCCAAGAACTTGCAAAATCGTTACTGGACATGGACAGGCAAAAAAACAGAACCGAAACCACAATGACCGAGGCACAAAAAAGAGTTGCAAAAGAAACAGGCAAAGCGTTGCAAGCAGAGTCAACACAAGTATCCGAAACAGCCAACAAGATAAAACAATACGCGCCAACTAACGAAGCAGCAGCGCATGCAACCTTGCATAAATCAATAACAGAAAAGGCAAAGGAACTACATGCTGAAGCTTCAAAAAGGTTTGATGATGTGTATAGCGAGCCAGTTGGGAATAAAACCCTGGGGACACAGCCAACTAGATCCCTAACCACGTCAGACATTACCGAAGGCAAACTATATAATGAAGCCCTAAGATATTTGGAGTCAGTCAATTCTCCTGCTCCATATAAGTTTACCCAACCTGGAGCCAGAGCTTCTACGGTTAGGGAAATGGTAGATTTTGCAAAACTTGTTCAAAGAGAACAACTAAAAGCTGGTAAGCAAGCAAGTAATGACAGTTTAAAAACTAGCGAAAAGAACAAAGCTAGCAATGCAATTAAACCTTTAAAAGAGCTAAAAGAACGACTCTTGGAAGATGTAAGAAGTAACGTGACACCAAAGCAGTACGCCAACATAATGGATGCCTATACTAACTGGGGAGATTATGTAACGCCATTTAACGTGCATCCATTCTTAAATGATGCTTCAGCTCCATTTGGAAAAGTAAGAACTGTTAATGCTTTTAAAGCACTAAATAAATTAAACCAACCCAAGTTAACTGCTCGCTTAATGCAAGACCCAACAGTTTCCGAGGCAATGGCAAAGTTTGATTTAATTAATTTTGATTCTATAAAAGCTTCTAACATTAAGAAACTATTAGACTCAGACCAAGGAAGGGCATTACCACAAGAAGCCAAGGCATTGCTAAACGAACAGCTAAAAAATCTCAAGGAAGTTGAAAAATCTGAAGTGCTTGCTAATGAAATTTCAAACACAGAGTTAAAGTCAATAATTAATGAGCCAAGGATAAGGGAAATACTCAAAAACGACCCATCCATATTAAAAGACTTGTCAGACATTAAAACTCTTAAGGCTGCAATTTCAAAGTTAGAGGCGGCCATGAAAGAGGCAAAATTCACAGAAAGAGAAATCACACAAAAAACCAACGCGCTAAAAAGAGACTTAACAAGTTTAAACAGCCAAATAAAAAGCATGGAAGCACTAGAGACACAAAGGTTAGCCACACAAGAGGCGACAGCCAAAGCTGACAAAGCCGAAATAGATGCAGCGTCGGCAGAAAAAGCAAAAGCAAAATTAAAAAAACTTGAACGGTTTAAAAGTTTAGGTTCATATCTTAAATGGGCATTAGTTTATGGTTCAGCGAGGTTATTATAATGGACAATCACATCACTACAGTTGACTTAGAACCGTTACTAGTCGACAAAGACACAGGGGCGCTTCTATCAGGCGGTTATATAAACTTTTGGCGTGACGCTGACCGAAGCGTGCCAAAACTGGTATTTCAAAAAGTAGAAACAGGCACAGATCCCGTAACTGGATTACCAGTTTACGGCTTTGTTGATCTACCCAACCCTGTACAGTTAAGTTCTATAGGCACCATCCAAAACGCCGCCGGGGATAATGTTGCACTGTACTACAAGCCGTTTGATGCAGACGGAGAGGTAGACTTATACTATATCGAGGTCTTTAACTCTTTATCGGTTTCCCAGTTTACCAGGGAAGGATGGCCCAACACTTTTGCAACTGACAATCCAGGTGTAAACGGTGCAGGTGGAAGTGATAACCAAATATCTAATCCACAATTTTCTAAAGTTTCTTTTGACTCAGCCAACGGGGTAACAATAGCTTCATCAATTGCCGCTACTGTAACTGTTGAGATAGCTCCTAAATGGAGCATAGCTGTAGTGTTTAGCGCGGCTGGAACCACTGCTGTCGCAAGAGTCGCAGTCGCAGGCAACTCAAACCTACCAACCAACCCACCATTTTACTTGCAAGTAAGCCCTGGCGTTAATGTTTCGGGCATTACTCTTACCCAGCGTTTAGATAATAATCCAGGGATATGGTCATCAACTGTAGCAGGGGAGGAAGGTTTTGTTGCCACCAACATGATGATAGGCAACAATAATGGCACTATAACCGTTGACTACACCCCCTCAGTCGGCACGGTAACCCGTATATTCTCACAGACAAATGCTACTGTGGACTTTGCAGAGTTTACCGAGACAGTTCAACTAGACCCATCCGACAACACGGATACAGGTGATGCAGGTTACGTAGACATTGTCATTACAGTTCCAAACACTACAGTTTCACGATTCTCTAGTGTGCAAGTACTGCCTATCAATGAAAATATTGTAAACGTAGTGTATGAACAAGAATCAGTTAACAGGCAGGTTGACCACCTTTTCAACTTCTATAAAGCCGGACTAGATGCCAAGCCTATTCCTAGTTATTTAATAGGATGGGACTTCCCATTAAACCCAGCTCAGTTTTTAACCTCAACAGTGGCAGCCTCAGCTATTGGTGCGAACAAATCTAAATATGTGTGGGATCAAACCCTAATCTTTCAAACCGCAGACAGCGGAGTTGGTATAACTAGAAACACATCTGGATCAATAGTTGGAACCGCAGCGGCAACCACTCAAATGGCATTTGTTCAATATCTGCCAGCCACCACATGCCGCGAGATGTTAAACAATAAGCTGTCAGTAATGCTAAGCACATTCAGCTCTCCAGCAGGGGGTGTTGCCGGAACTGTCACCCTTTGGTACACGACTGACGGGACACTCCCAAGCGAGTCTGCTTCTAACAATTCTATAGTTCTCACGCTAGATGCAAATGGCAGACCTGCAACAACAAACGGCACATGGGTAGAAATACCTAGGGGTGCTCTGGGTGATGCTACGTTCATATCTCCTGTAGCTATTGATAACAACTATGCCAACATTGGGTTTAGTGGATGGGATGCCGCAGGCGTAGGTTCAACAACTGCCACTTATTTTGCAATTGTAGTGGGTACCGCCTCAATGACCATGGCCGACACCATCACATTCCAAGCTATATCTGTAGTGCCAGGAACAGTGCCAACACTTCCTGCACCCCAGTCAATAGATTCAGTGTTAAGAAACTGTCAATACTATTATGAGAAATCATTTGAAGTAGGAACATTGCCAGTACAAAACGCCGCTGTAAATACAGGAGAGTTCATAAGCGCACAAAATAAAGCCGCATCAACGGCAAACAATATAGTTGGCAGCATTTTATACAAGGTGGCAAAAGCAACTGTACCTGTAACTATAACTACCTACAACCCAGGCGCCGCCAACGCTGAAGTAAGAAATGAGAGCACATCGACGGATTGCTCAGTTATAACCCTAATCAACAGCTCGCTTAACGGATTTGCATTAACTTGCTCTACAGCGTTAGCGACAGTGGTAGGCAACAGGCTTGGGATTCATTGGACAGCAGACTCAAGGCTAGGAGTATTCTAACTAACTGCTAGCATATTAGCGATAACATGTAAAAGACCTATACTTTGATTTAATGAAAATGGAGGCCAAGGATGGCAATACCGTACAACATTAATCCAGTTACCCGTGGAGTAAACGGGTTTGGATTACCAGTAAGTGACCACAGATATTCAGCTACCCTAGCTGATGCAACAGACACTACTCTTGCAGTTCCGCTTGATTTACCTATGGGTGCCATGGGCATGATAGGAACCTCTAATCCAACCGGAAACATTGCACAAGCACCACAGGGACGCAGCAAATGGATTGCTATGTTTTCCTATGATGTAAAAACACTTGGCAATGTATGGGTAGCTGTTGGCGCAACCGCCGCAGTCCCAGCAGGCGCAGGATTACTTCTGTCCACCTCCCAATTAAACCCTACTGCATTAGATGTATATAGCGGTGACGTGTTGCACTTTATAACCGACACAGCCAGCATTAATTTATCTGT